TCCTTAACTCTTTTACGCAAAGATGTGGTACTAAAACTATGTTTGCGGCAATTAAAAAAGATATCAATATCCAGTTCACGACCTGTAAAGTCTTTATCTTTGTATTCTTCTCCCACAATTCTAACATCAATTGCATAAGAAAGCAATAGGTCTATCAATTCTTTTTCGGTAGAATAAGGAATGATTTCATCCACATACTTACAGGAGTTCAACTGAACAAATCGTTCAAAGAGTGTTTGTACTGGTTTGTTTTTGGTATCAGGTCTATCGATGGTGGGGTCAGTTTGTAATCCCACTATAAGATAATCACATTGCTCTTTTGCCTCTTTCAACATCATCATGTGTCCTGCATGAAACAAATCAAATGTCGAACAAGTAAATCCTATTTTCATGTTATTCTCCCAAGAATTTTTCAATACCTTTTGCCTTTTTAGTTGCTGCCTTTTTAGTTTCTCTGGCAACCTCATAGTTTTCTATAAACTCGGCAATGTTATCATACAGTTGGAATTGTTTGGTTGAACCATCTTCAGATTCCAACATCTCATATTCATCAAGTATACCCATTTGTTCTGTTGCTTTGTACTTGACGTATTGTTGTTTCTTTTCTTTTTGAATTCTTCGTAAAAAAGCAAAATAGATTACTTGTGTAAAGTATGCAAATGGATTCTTAGACTTTGTAGGATCGAAATTATTAAAGTATTGAAGACAATTCTCTATACCATCAGATATCATATCTTCACGATAGGTATAATTGATAAAGTTAGGTTTGTGTGAAAGACCTTCTGCAATTTTCATAAAGCATTCACCAATGTAATTGGGAATAGCTGGCGCAGGTTTCTTCTCAGACTCGGCCTTGAGGCAAGATTCTTTGTAAGCCGTAAGGGCATTTAAGAAATCTTCGTTGTTAATATAATGTTTTTGTTTAGCCATAATTATCTCACTTAAAAATATACCAGTAATAATGCTTGACAAAGGGCTTGACAACCTGTAAAGTTCGGTGTGTCCCCTTTGAATATGTTAATGAATTGTTTCTCCATCACCTTGTTCCAAAGCTTCCATGATACCTTCAGCTTCTTCATCGGTCAACTTGTCTGCAATCTCTTTCGCTTTTAACAGCATTGCAATCTTTCTTACCGTATTCGAATAATATTCACAGAATTCATCATTGGGTTCAAAGGTCGTCAGAATGTCATTTTTATTAAGAGTGATTTCATTTTTCTTAATTAACTGTACAGGCAACCAATGACTCATTACCAAACCATTTTCACCTCTGTTATGTACAATATCAACGGTCATTGGTTCAGCCATCTCAATAAATTCATCTTTGGTGCATATACTACCAATAATATCTTCACCACTCTTTAATCGAACTATTCTAATATCGTTCATTTGTTAAGTCCTATTTTGTAAATTTTGAATGGGAATCTCTCCTCATTATATATCTTAACTCTTTCCACGAAATGCCTTAACGTAAAATTCATATGTTTTCCTACTCTTAAATCATCTGCAATGTCGTAGAGTGTGGCAATTTCTTTTCCTTCAGATTGCCGCAACCCTCGACCAATGCTTTGTAAATTTCTAATTCTGCTTTTACTTGGACTAGCAAAGATGATGTTGTGTAAATTTCGTATGTTAATACCGGTACTAAAAGTACCGAAGCTAGCAACCACAATCGCATCATTTTCAATCTCCATAATTCTTCTAATTTCTTCTCTATCTTCGGTGTCTGTACCACCGTGGACAAAGAAAACTTTTCTATCGCCAATATTCTTTGTTTGACTAATCATATCATACAGTATTCTACCGTGTTTGTCAACCATTTGATATAAAACTAGTGTGTTAGTATGCAAACTTACCGCAAGGTTTTTAATGAATTTATTTCGTTTTTCATTACCAATAAGATATTGAATTTCTTCATTGTAATCTTTATCTTTTAAAAACTTAGCAATGTCTTCATTATGTTTTAACACCAAACATTTAATTTCAAACTCTGCAAGCTGTTTCTTATCAATTAACTCTTTAGTTGTAGTAACTGTTTTTACTGGTCCGAATAGACCTTCCAATACTAACTTATGAGTTTTTGTTCCATCCAATGTTCCTGTAAGTCCAATTCTATATTTGGCATTGATACAGGCGGTAAGAATAGTAGTTAACGATTGTGCTTTGAAAAGGTGTGCTTCATCACCTATTACATAATCAAACTGTTCAAAGTATTCTTTAGGCATCTTATAGAGAGATTGCCATGTGGAGATGGTTAAAGCTTTGTCTGTGGTTTTTTCTTTGCCTTGATAGATACGATGGAGGTATGGTTCCATGTTATCATTATTATAGTCTGCAAAGTCTGAGTACAACTGTTCTACTAAGGAAGTGGTTGGAACAATCACCAAACCTTTTAAATTTTGATATTCATGCAACTGCCTAAACAATAGGTAGATAATGAGAGATTTGCCTGATGCGGTGGGAGATACCAATAGGGCACGTTTGGACTGCATGGAATGAACAAACGCATTAAGTTGATGTTCCCGTACTTCTAAAGATTCACCTCTGGCATGAATATCAAGGCTTTCAATAAACTTATTTGCATGATATACTGAGAACTCATCTTCAACAAAATCATGTGAGTATGCGTAGTCCCTTTCAATACAGAATTGTTCTAGGTATGGAAGTAAACCAATGTATAGGTTATTGTTTCTTAAATCAAATAAACGTATCTTGCCGTCCCATATTTTATTACGGAAAGCAGGAACAAATTGGTATCCTGGTACAAAAAAGGTAAAGAACTCCGATAACTCTTTGGCCAAATGTTTTTCACATACAACCCGTAAGTGTACCTCATTTACTTTTTCTATTAAAAGGTGTTCTTTATTGTCCACCAATAAATTTCTCCCATGATATAAAGTCTTTCAATTGGAACGTTCTAGATTTAAGTTCCTGCATAATAGATTCAATGACCGAAACCACTTCTTCGTGGTATGTTTTCTTTTCTAACAGTTTGATTAGGTCGGAGTCTGCCTCTAGATATGTGGTGATATCTGATTTGAGTGTGAATTGGAATGGTTCCCATCCGTACTGTTCAAGTTCTTCACGGGACATTTTACCTGTGTAGTATTCCCATTTAATCTTCTTCATACGGAGAAAATCAAAATGAGCCTTCTTAGAAGCAATCTTATGCTTTGTAAGAATAGAAAGATATTTGTTGTGTAAGATGGGAATCTTAATGAGTTCTTTTCCAGGTTCAGTCTGGTCCATCTCTGCATCACGTTCCCAGTTTTTCAATACTTGTTCTAAGTTTTCCATAATATGTTCAATATTCTAACATTAATTCTACATGGTAACATACATCATGTTATCGTGTCAAGCCTATGTTAGATAAACTCAAACCTTTCAAATACAAAAGTGGCATCACCAGTAACAATATCATCTGCCGATGATTTGGTATCAAACTCAATGTCTGATAGCGATACAGGGAACATATTAATAAACTGTATTCGTTGTACAGGATTGTTTAAGGCATTTAATACAGTCAAGGTACCATCTGAATATGCCTTCATTGCAGAAGAAGCCTTAGCAAGACTATACTGGTTTTGTTGAGAAGTTTGTCTGTTTCTTTCTTCAGAACCTTTAGGTGAAGCAAAAGAAAGAAACCAATTGTATATTTCTTTCCATGATTTCATTTCTTCATCAAGTGTGAATACCATATTAAAGTTGTTGTATGAAAGTTGATTGCCTGGTGCATACGCTAGTATACCTGGAAATGGTAACGGTGCTTGGCCAACACTCACTCCTGGCAAATTAACAGATTGACAGAAAAATGTTGTAGTAGGCATTCTGTTAAAAGATACCAAAAATTTGGTTGCTTGTAACAAATTATTGTTTGTTGGTGCTCTATTGATGGCTGTCATTTATTGAGGTAGTCCTTTAATGTTTCACTCATAACATTATTTAGGAGCCAAAAAAAAGACCACCCGAAGGTGGTCTTTTAAAGGTTCCTCTTAACGGGAACTTCTTGATTACATCAAGTTTTTGACACCGAAAATACGATAGTATTTGTTGGTGCGAGCGTTCAACAGACCTGAACCAGCGCCAAGGCCTTCTGCGAATGGGTTTGCAACCATTCCGTAACGAGTCTTGAAACCAATCTTTGGTTGGAATGTAAACTGGTCAACTGCACGAACCATTTGTAACGGAACGTATGGGCAATAGAACAGACCAGCATCATAAGGAGATGAACCCTTATAGCCTACAGTTACCAATTCTTGGTTAGATGTGTATCCACCAAAGTATGGGTCAATGTAAACTTTGATACGACCATGCAACATACCTGCAAAGGTGTTACCTGTGTCATCAACTTGCAAGTCGGATTGCAGAGCAGGAGTGTACTGAAGAACACCAGACATAGCCATTGCTGAAGCCACATCAGATGAAACAATCAGAACGTTACCTTTACCTCTACGAGTTTGCTTAGCAATAACGTTTGCATCACGCTCGATTTGGAAAATCAAACCTTTGAAACGCTCAACTGACCAACGGCCGTTAGAGTCTGTGTCAAGGTCGAAATAACCAGCAGTTGTAGTACCATACTGAGCACCAGTTACAGCGCAAGTATAGATGGTACGGATAACTTCACGGTTGATTTCAGAAAGAATCTCTGTAGACAGAATGTTAGACAATTCTGTTTCAGCATCAAGACCATGAATTGCTTTCAAGTCTTGTGCAAGTTCTAGAGAATATTCTGCTTTCAACGCACGGCTTTGAGCAGTAACAGTAACTTTCTCGATAGAGAAGGCCATTTGCTGGAAGTC